GCTTTACAAATAGGTTACGTAGGATTTAGAGATGGAAGATGGAATCCTGATTTAATGTTGATGTTACTTGAACCATTTGCATATTTACTTATGGCTCTTGCTGAAAAGTCTGGAGTTAAGTACAGAATAGACTCAGATGATGTCGGTGCTAATTTAGATATGGACGATGGTGATGCTGATGAAGAAGAAGCAATGTTAGTAGAGAAAGCAAAAAATGTTGCTCAAGTTGCTGCAAGAAAAAAAGTAAGAGAAGCTGGTGGAGTTCCTGACGGAGTTTTACCTACTGAGATAGTAGAAAAAATAGAAGCTTTACCTGAAGTAGGATTGTTGGATAGGCAACCAGAAGAAATGGTAGAGCCTGATAATGACAGCTTATTAGCTAGAGGAGAGGACGAATAATGGCATTATATGATGATGGTGGTGTAGAGTTTGCTAAACAAACATTTGACACAGCACGTGAAAGAGGAATAGAACAAGCTAAAAAAGCTGAAGAAGAAGGCTACAAAAAAAGTCTAATTAGAGGATTACTAATAGAACCTGCTATTGGAGGTATTTTTGGAGAAGTTAGAAATGCTTTTGAAAGTAAACAACAATCTTTACAAGATAAAAATATACCTATGCGAACTTATCTTCAAAGTTATTTATCTAATCAACAAGGTCAAAGACAAAGTTTAGAATACAATAAAGAAAGTAATCCAAATGGATTTATTGTAAATGGTAATGTAGATATACAAAGACTGCAAAATTATATTGCAGCAGATTTAAGAACTAGATTACAAGATGAAAGTTTTGGAGGAGAGTTTACTAATTTAAATCCTGTACAATTAGCTTCTTATATTACTTCAGAATCTAGAAACCAAGCTAATAAATTAAAAGACTATTATCAAAATTTATATAATGAAAGTATGGAAGTTCCTGATATGGAAACAATACTAAGTGAGTTTGATAAATGGAATAGTAGAGAAAATCCTAAAGATGTATTTGGTAGAATTACCAAAAGTGTAAGAGGTTTATTAGGTACAGAAACAGAAGAAACTATAAACTTTAAAAACCTTGAAGCCCACGAAAACTTACGTTTAACATTAGGAGAGGCAACAGCAAAAGAATTAATAGACTTAAAAAATGCTGTTAGTGCATACGATGCAGCAGCTACAGACCAAGGTAGTAGATATAACATTGATGGCTTAATAGAAAAGATAAGAGCTAACATAGGTAAACCACCTTCAGAAGGAGGTATTGGAGGGAAGCCTATAGAAGGCACATTCCAAATTAAAGATAGAACTTACGTTAGTGGTGGTGATGAGTATACATATCAAGAAGGACAATATATGACTTATGGCCCAGATGGTATTCCTAGATTAGCTAATGCTGGTGTAAATGAACCTGTAAGAACTAAAGTAGAAGAGATTACACCTCCTAGTGAGGCTGCTATAAAAGCTGGTGAGTCAGCTATGATGTTGGTTTTAACTGATGGTTCTAATCCTGAAATGAATAAACTTTATGAAAATGTAATTAAAGGTAAAGGACGAACTACAACTGATGCTCAAAATACTGTAAAAAATTATGGTCTTAAAGTTGCTTATGCAGCCGACCATATTAGAGGACAAGTAAAAGATTACAACTTAAACATAGCAGAAGGAGATATTGATTATATTGCAGCTATGTATGTATTAGGTCAAATAAATGAAGGCTATCAAGATTCTATATCTAAAAATCCAACACATGACAGTACATTTCAACAGTTATTAATGAATAATCCTAATACTACTCCTAACTTATATGACTTAATGAATGTAGCTAAACTAAATACTGTAGGTGCTAACGGTGAAATAAATTTAATAATGCAGATACCTAATATAATTAGAGATATAAGAGGTAGTGGTCAATATACTGAAGCAGAACAAGAAAATAAATTTAGAGAAATTATTATTGATTTACAAGCAACTGTTGTAGGGGAAGGTAGAAACTTTACAGGAACAGCATTAGAAAATTTACCAGAGCATATAGCTAAGTTTGAAGGTACTAATGAAGAAAAAGTTTTACAGTATGAACTAGAAAAAATTACTCAAATAAATAGTTTCTTCCCTCCAGAGCTTAGATACGTAGACTCTAAGTATGATGCAATTATAGAAAAATTTGGTACTCCAGGAACATTACCAGAAGTAATAGACGAGCCTATGGAGGTAGAAGAGGGTAATACTTCTAATGTAGAAGAAACTCCTACTCCTACAAGCACAGAAGAAAATAGACAACTTAAATTCTTTGCTGGTAATAAAATACGTAATGTAGAAACAGCTATTAAAAGAATGGAAGCAGGTCAAATGAGTGCTTTTAATAGTGGAGAGTTTAGAAGATTTGTAGAAGATAAGACAAACGGTGGTACATTATTTGGTAAAAATAAAATATCTAAAGAACGTGAGTTAGATTTAATGAAACAGTATCTTCAAAGTCTATTAGACGACCCTGATAATTATAGAACTATTAGAACTGAACTAACTGAGGAACAAAAAAAAGAAATACAAAGGATTCAAGGTATAGCTTTAGATAACTTAGGAGTAGACTAAATGGCAAACTTTAATTATTCTCCTAGTTTTGCTAGAAGGAACATGCAAAGTACTCCTGTCCAGCAATACGACTTAAATGATTTAGAGACTGACAAAGAATTTCAAGCAGTATCTGAAAGATTTTTAGGTTCTATTGGTGAAGATGGAGATATTTTTGAATATCTAAGAGACTCTGATTTTAACCTTACGTCAGCTATGAAACGATATGCTGACTCTGGTAAATTTACTGAGCAACAAAAGAAAGATTATGCATATCTAAGAACTATGTTTGATGGTGCAGACATAGGTAGTACAGGACAATTTCTTGAATTAATTAAAGACGGTACAATAGATATGGTTACTGACCCTACTCTTATTTTAGCTGCATTGTTTACTCCTTTTAGTGGAGGAGGTACATTAGCTGCTAGAGCTACGTTAGGTAGAGGAGCTGCTCAAGGAATTAAACTTCTAGGCGAGGCTAATAAAAAAGCTTTAAATAAAACACAACTTAAAAAAGCTATTGCAGATGGGTCACTAGAAGAAGCTGCAAAGGCTGCAACAAAAGTAGCAGGTGGTATAGGTGCAATAGAAGTTGGTGGCTGGATGGGTTTACATAACCATGCTAACCAGAACATTGAAATAAATACAGGATTGAGAAGAGCTTACTCAGCAAAAGAATTAGTAGGTTCAACTGCTGCTGGTGTTTTACTAGGTGGTGTTATTGGTTATGGTGGACAGAAGTGGAGTAATTTTTCTAATCCAGTTTTACAAATAAACAATAAGCCTAAAGTATATAGAGACGATAGTCTTATAGATAATGTTAGATTAAAGTTTAATAAAGCCTGGGATAATACCGTAGGCAGACTTTTATTAGGTAATGCTGCTCAACTAAGAACTTTAGAAAAACAAGGGGTAGAGTATGCAACTTTCTTCAGAGGTTTATTAGACCATGATTCTCAATTAGGTATAGGTAAAAGAAGTAATAAGTCAGTAGCCTGGAGTTTTCCTGAACTATTAAATGCTAGACGAGGCAATTATATGTTCATGGATGAGGGACAAAGACTAGGGTTCTGGAAGACTATAGAGCCTATAGCTCCTGATGGGGTTATGATGCAAGCCGATGAGATAGCTATTATTAGGTTCTTAAGAGGAAATACCAAAGCATTAAATGGTAGAAGTAAAGAAGTAAAAGCAGTAGCAAAAGATTTAAGAAAATGGTTTGACGGTATAGCTAGAGATGCTCAAGAAGCAGGCTTTGGTGATATTAGAATAGAAAACTATTTTCCAAGAGAATGGAACAGACAAGCTATAAAAGATAATAGAGATGAGTTTGTTGCACAATTATCTAATGATTTAAAAATATCACAAAAAGAAGCAGGTGAAATTGCAGATGGTATGTTGAACATTAATAATGAGTTATATGCTAGTCATGCTAATTTACTTACACATGGTAGAAAGTTAAAAATAGATGACAATGCTTATGAAAAATATTTAACTAATGAGTTAATACCTGTTAGTGCTAGTTATGGTTTAAATGCTGCTAATACAATACAAACTAAAATAAGTTTTTTAGGTGGTGCTAAATCTAAGACAAAAGTTGTAAAGAAAAAAGATATAGAAGGTAAAGACGTATTAACATTTGAAAGCCTACGAAGAAATAACATAGATGATTTTATAGCGACTCATGTAGACCCTTTAGATGAAGACGTATTTAAAACTTTAGGTAGACGTTTAACACCTACAGAAAGAAAAGACATGATAGAGTCTTTCAAGTCTGTTACAGGTGCAGTAAACTTTTTTGAAGGACAAATAAAACAAGGTGCATACGATACTCTTAAACTTGCTAATGCTATGGCTTACCTGCCTTTAGCTACGGTCTCTTCTTTCTCAGAAGGTTTAATAGCAGCTTCTAGAGTATCAGGAAAGCAGTCTGTAAAAAACTTTCAGTACCAATTAGAAAACGGTCTGCAATTCTTAAAAACAGATTTAAAAAGTTTACTAACCGAAAGGAGAGGCCTATCAGAAATTGTAGCTAACAGAGAAGCTAACAGAGTTTACTTAGCTGTAGATGATGTGCAAGCAGATTTAACAAATAGATTAGCTGGTGATGGATTACAAAATGCAGCTTTACAAAGAGGAGCTAGAGTATTCTACAAAGCTAACTTACTATTGCCTTGGACAAAAACTATTGAGCTTGCAGCTTTTAATACAGGTAGAGATATAGTTGAAGAGTCATTAGTTCAATTAAGTAAACTGCAAAAAGCTGGAATAAAAATATTTGATGATGTTGATACTTTTGTAAACTCAGCAACAGGTAAAGATAAAGACATACTTAAAAAACTAGATAGTATGGATGGAGTTTGGGCTGGTAAAGGTAATCTTTATAAAAGAACAACTTATTTAAAAGAACAAATACAAGACATGGGTATAAGTGTCAAAGAAGGATTGGACTGGTTAGAGTCTGGGGCAAAAAGAAATACTAACTTTTGGACAAAAAATATGTCTATGGCTGGTGGTAGATTTGCAAGAAGTATAATTCTACCTACATCTAGAGAATTTTCTAAAGTTCCTAGGTATATGACTAATCCTAAATGGGATATATTTACACAGTTTTTAAGATACCCTACAGCATTTAGTAATACTGTATTGAAAAACTTTGCTAGAGATACTTTAAATAACCCTGCAATGTCAGCTCCAAGATTTGCTGCTTTTGTAGCAGGTGCAACAGCTATTGCAAGAGGTACTAATTACTGGAGAAGTAGTCCAGAACAACAAGCAAGGTATGACCAGTTTGCAAGAAAGCCAGGAACTGATTTAAAAGGTAAAGCTTTTGATGCTTTTGTAGCTAGAAGTGCAGAAGAAAATCTTAGAGCTTTTCAAAGAGTAGGTTTACTAGGCCCAATAGAATATGGTTTAAGATTTGCAGATGCTTATAGAGCAAATCCAAATCCTTTAGTAGCTATATCAAGTTTAGGTGGCCCTATTATGGGTGACATTACAGGCTCTACACTTTACAACAGAGGCTTGTTTGAAACGTTAGCAAGAAAAACTCCTTTGATAGGTATTAGACATCCATTAAAACGATATACAGGATTTGACCCTTTTGAACCAATTATTGAGGGTGGTAGATTTTTAGATGAAGAGGCTAGATACCAATTACAACAAGGTATTGAAGATGTATTACCACCAAGAGTAGGTTATAAAGAAGGTGGAGTAGTCAAAGATGCTTTCAAAGATGTAGGCCGTATGCAATATAACCAAGGGAATATTGTAGAAGACCCAAGCCCTGTTGATATTACAGTACAAAGTTTATTAGATAAGTATAAAACTCAAGATGAAAAGCAATATAAAAAAGATGGTAAAGGTGAATTTGTTTTAGATAAAAATGGAGAGATGATTCATACTCATAATGCTTTAGTTAATAAAGAGCCAAATAAATATGTTTTATACATGGTTGATGCATTAAAAAGAGCAGGACATCCGTTTCCTGAAATCGTAGCAGTTCAATCAGGTTTTGAAAGTAGATATGGTGCTAGTGATTTAGCTAGGCAACATAACAATATCTTTGGTGTTAAAGATTTTGAAAATGGTGTAATGATGCCTACAAAAGAACTAAATGAAAAGACTGGTAAGTTGGAAGACAGTATTGAACCTTTTGCTGTGTATAAAAATATAGACGGAGCAGTTCAAGGATATATGGAATTTGTAAGTAAATCACGATATGCCGAAGCTTTAAATGCTAAAGATGAAAGAGGTTACATAGAAGGCTTGAAAAAAGGTGGATATGCAACTGACCCTAATTACATAGATAAAATTTATAATAGATATGAAGAACTGAAACAGAGAGGATTGTTTGATTAATGGGATTTCCGTTTGAAATAATTACAATGCTAGCATCTACAGTCCTGGGTGGACTAATGAGTGTGTGGGCTGAGAGTAGAAAAGCTAAAGCAGAACAACAAAAGCTACTAATTACACGTGGCGAGTTTGAGATGAAAGCTAGAAAGCAAGCTATTGATGCTGGACTAGCTGATAAAGGATTTGCTTGGACAAGAAGAATTATAGCTTTGACTTCAGTATTTGCTATTGTACTTTTACCAAAGTTAGTTGCTGTATATTATCCAGATGTATCAGTAACTGTTGGTTATACAAATTGGAATCCAGGCTTTTGGTTCTTTAAAGAAGGAAGAGAAATATTTGAATGGATAACTTTTCAGGGCTTGGTAATTACACAACTAGATACTAACCTAGTATCAGCTATCATAGGTATGTACTTTGGTGGTAGTTTGGTAAAGGGTAAATAATGAATACTAATCAATGGATGAGCCTACTAGAGACGGTAGGAATACCAGCAGCTTTTGCAGTTGCATGTGGCTATATGGTATGGAAGTTATTTCAACATTTAATAGCAGATGTACACAAAAAATTAGATGTGCAACACGGTATGATAGTTGCATTGATAGATAGAATAAGACAAATGGACAACGATATGATAAGAATAGACTCTATGGTACGAACAGCAATGGGAATATCTATAGATGTCGACAGACTAGCGAGGGCAGATGGGAAAAAAGACCAGAGAAAAGATTGAATTAGGAACGTTAATTGGAATATTTATAATTTCAGTATTAGGTGTGAGTAATCTTCATGCTGATGAAATGGTGCATAAATTTAAAAACCCATCATTTAGTGGTATAGGTACGTCTGCACATTACCTTACTATAGAGAATCAAGAGTTCACTAGAAAGATGACTATAAAAGAAGAACTCAAAGCCTTGCAAGAACAAATAGAAAGAGATAAAGAGAACACTACACTTGCTAGATTTATTAGAAACTTAGAATCTAGAATATATGCACAGTTATCCAGACAGTTAGTAGAAAACTTGTTTGGAGAAAATCCTAGTACAAGTGGAATACTAACATTAGAGGGTAATACTATAGAATATAGTATAGAAGATGGAATAATAACATTAACTATAACAGCAAGCGATGGAACACAAACAGTTATTCAGTTGCCTATTGGTGATTTTTCTTTCTAGTGGATGTGCAGTATTAAGTGAGAATAACGATTTAGTTCTAACAAAAAAAATACAGCCCTCAACTATATTAGAAATACAATCAGATGAGCTATTTGAAATGCCTGGTGCTAAACAGCAGCCAGTTGTAGCAGTATATCCTAACAGTTTTAAAGATTTAACAGGCCAAAGAAGAAGTAATAGTTCTTTTGCCCTATTTAGTACAGCCATAACACAAGCTCCAGAAGCAATACTAATAAGAGCTTTGAAGCATACAGCAGATGGCAAGTTCTTCAAAGTAGTAGAACGTGTGGGACTCGATGACCTCACAAAAGAAAGACAATTAATTAGGTCAACTCGCAAAGAGTTTGAACAAGATGCAAAATTACAGCCTTTGCTTTTTGCAGGGCTTATGTTCCAGGGAGGGGTAATCTCGTATGAGGCTAACCTAAAATCTGGAGGATTGGGAGCTAGATACCTAGGTATAGGTAATAGCAAACAATATCGAGAAGATACTGTAATCATTTCACTACGATTGGTTTCCGTATCTACAGGTGAGGTGTTGATGGAAACATCCGTTTCTAAAAGCATTTTATCTACAAGTGTTTCTCAGGACGTATTTCGTTTTATTGAAGCTGGCACAGAGCTAGTAGAGATAGAGGGAGGAGTTGCTGAAAACGAATCTATCGCTATTGCTTTAACAAAGGCAGTAGAGACAGGGGTACTAAATATAATAAAAATAGGAATAGAGAGAGGCTATTGGGAATATGAAGAATCTAATTAGTATATTCGTTATGTTATCGTTGAGTGTAATGGCAGATGATAATGAGATATATATTGACCAATCAGGAGCTACTGCCAATATTGATTTAGAACAGCTAGGAGATGATGGAAACATTATCGGAGGACTAGAGTCATCAGCAGGAAATTTAACACCGTTAGATTTAGATGGAGATAGTCTTACATTAGACATAAATCAAATAGGTGGCTCTAATACTTTTCTAGGAGATATTTGGGCTGACAATTTTACAGGCTATTTTAATTTTGATGGAAGCAGTAATGATTTCACAATTCAAGTAGACCCAAGCAACACTTATGGTGCAGACGGCTCAGATGTCAACATTGACGTTTCAGGAAGTAATAATGATTTTACATTAGACTTAGCTACAACAGCTATGGCTAGTAACACAGACCTTGACTGGATTGTAAATGGAGATGGAAACGTATTTGATTTTGACATTAATTACGATGGAGCTACAAACTATGTAGATGTTGATGGTGATTCAAACACAGTAAACTTTGAGGGGAGTGGCTATGCTGGTGGGTATTTTTACCTAGACCAAACAGGCGATTCGAGGACTTTTGACATCCAACAATTAAGCACATTAAATAATGATTGGCTCAAGATTATATCCAATGGTTCTAATGGTAGCGTGTGTATTATCCAAGACGATAATGGCACAGCCGTTGGATGCTAGCATTGGTAACATAACAGAACTTAATGGTGCAGGCAGGGTTGTAAGGGATAAACCTTATAATGCTGCCTTAGCCTTTAACATAGAAAGTTTTGACAACGTTCAAACTTCAGAAGGTCGGATAGGAATTACATTTCTAGACGATAGTCAGGTTAGATTGACAGAGCATTCTGAACTTATCATAGATGAGTTTATCTACGACCCTGACCCATCTAAATCTAAGATGGCTTTACAGTTTGCAAGTGGTACTGCAAGATTTATTACAGGCAAACTTGCAACAATAAACAAAGAAAATATTTTTATAGAGACCCCAAGTGCGACCATTGGTATTCGTGGTACAGACTTTACGATTACCATAGATGAACTTGGTAGGTCTCTTGTTATTTTATTGCCTGACGAAAATGGTTTACCTAGTGGAGAGATAGTAGTTGCTACAGCTATGGGTGAGGTTGTTCTAAATCAGCCCTATCAAGCTACATCAGTATCTACATTTGAGAGTGAGCCTGCAAAGCCTGTAGTGTTGGACATAACTACAGAGCTAATAGATAACATGTTAATAGTTAGTCCACCAAAAGAGGAGTATAGTCTTGCTGAGGAAAGTGTGTCAGATAGTAATAGTAATATACTTGATGTTGATTATCTTGAGTTTGAGGACTTGGATGTAGATTTACTAAAAGATGACAGTTTAGAATTTACAGAGCTAGATATAAATTACCTGGATGTAAATTTTTTAGAAGACTTACTAGATATAATAGAAGAAGTAAACGAACTAGATGAGACAGAAAGTATATTAAGAACAGATGTAAATTTAAAAGGTACACAGGTTGGTTTTGACCCTAATACACAAATAAATACTTTTATTACAGACCAGCAAATATCTTTCTTTAGAAGTGTAGAACAAACAGTAAGAATAGATTTAGATAAAGCAGGAGCTTACACCGTTATACTAATACAGGATGGTAAGAGTACACAGCTAATAGTAAATGGTGGTGGTGATTCTGTTATAAAAATTACACAGAGTAACTAATGAGATGGGCTAGTTTATTATTAGGATTATTGGCTTTGCCTTTGTTGTTTAATGTAGCTCCGTTAGAAACATTAAGACTTAAAACATTTGATAGGCTGGTAGATACACCTGACCCTACAGGGTATTTTACAATACTTAATATAACCGAAGAGTTTATTGATAGTCAAGGTGGTTATCCATTACCTAGACAAACACTAGCAGATATACATATAAAGCTCTTACAAGAAGGAGCAATAGGTGTAGGATGGACTATGTTATTTCCCCATCCTGATAGACTAGGAGGAGATGAAAAGTTTGCTGAAGTCTTGTCATTTTCTCCTAGTATACTTGCAATGCCTGAAGTACCTAATGGCATATATCCTAAAACACATGGTACAGTCATCCGAGGGCCAGAGGTAAATCTACCAAAAGCCCAAGGATTTTTACAAAACATAGATACACTTAAAAATAATTCTAGTCAGGGAGCTGTCTCTGCTCCTGTGGATGTAGATAATCTTGTCAGACAAATACCTTTAATACAACAAACACCTAATGGATGGGTTGCATCTTTTGGAACTGAGGTGTTAAAAGTATTAGGTGGTGGTAATACCTATCAGATTATTACCAATGAAAATGGTATAGAGATGATAAGAGTAAGAGGACTAGAACCTATACCTACTGACAGTTATGGACGTAAGTGGATTAGTTGGGTAGATACACCACAGACTACACTAGATAATTTAGATGTAGCAGGTAAGTTTGTCTTCGTAGGTTTTACAGCCAAAGGTATAACCAGTCAACTAGCAACTCCTGTTGGATTACTTGAGCCTCACAAAATCCAGGCAGCTCTTGCCGAGTCAATATTATTAGATACACCACAGATACCAGACTACAGATTATTTGTAGAGCTACTACTATTATGTGTCTCTGGTCTTCTCATAGCTCTTGTAATCCGTTCTTTTGGTATGACCCTATCAGTTGTATTAGCTGGTGGTTTGTTTGCTTCAGTAGGTTATCTTGGATATTACTTTGTATCTCTTGGATATTTGATTGACGTTACATGGAGTATGACATGTATGACACTTATATCTTTACAACAATTTTATTTAAGGTTTAGACAACAATATAGATTACGACAACAAATAAAGAAACAGTTTGAACATTATCTTGACCCTAGGCAAGTGGCTAGGCTACAAAAAAATCCAGGGCTTTTAAAACTAGGTGGTGAAAGAAAGAGATGTACTATTATGTTTACAGATGTCAGAGGCTTTACAAGTTTATCAGAAAAGTTAGAGCCTGAAGAGGTTATAAAAATTATGAACAAAGCTTTGACTGTCCAGGCTGATGCCGTTCAAAGAAATGGAGGGATGGTAGATAAGTATATAGGTGATGCAATGATGGCTGTATGGAATGCTCCACTAGATGTAGACAATCAAGAACAGCTTGCTATTGAAACAGCTCTTCAAATACAACACGACATGCAAGAAGCAGAGTTAGAAGTTGAAATTGGTATAGGAATAAATACAGGCATAGTTTGTGTAGGGAATATGGGGTCAGCTTCCAGGTTTGAATATAGTTGTTTAGGTGATGCTGTAAATTTAGCTGCTCGTTTGGAGTCTTCATGTAAGTCTGTTGGTAAAAATTTAGTCATAGGTGAGGAGACAATTAAGAATTATCAGGGTCAATATACAGAATTAGACCCTATTTTTGTAAAAGGTAAGGAAAAAGAGGTAAAAATCTACACAATATAGTGTAAATGCTCTCTCGCTTACGGAGAGGCTCTCTAACGAATTTTATGTCTTTTGATACCTAGAGCATTACTTACATGCTTTCCGTTCAATACAGAGCATTCTGTGAGGTCGATTTTCTCACAAAGCCTGAATTTCACGTTGCAAGTACACATGTAATGGTTCAAGCTTCGCTTTTGCTCTTTGAAGTAAAACTCTGATGATTTGTCTATCCATTTCTGAAAATACTACATCAACTTTATCGACTGGAAACTCAGATATTTCTGAGACTATCTTTCCCTCTGGTGTTAATAGCACCGAAAAACTTATTAAGTTACCATCACTCTTTTGTTTTTTCCTCTTCATTTCTATTCCTTAATTCTGTAGTGCTAAATTTATGTCCCCTCTTGTTATAATATATTTCTATTCCTCTTTCTTTACATAGGCCTTTACCTGTGAATATTGCATTTCTATATTCTTCTCCTATGATTCTTACATCAATAGGGAAAGTATATAAAATATCTTCCAACTCATGCTCTCTATGATAAACCACAATATCGTCCACCCATCTGATACCTTTTAATTGTATCTGCCTTTCTACAATACTTTGTAAAGGTTTGTTTTTTTCTGGTCTATCTGTTGAGGGGTCAGTCTGTAATGCTACTATTAGATAGTCACATACCGTCTTAGCCTCCTCTAACATAGTGACATGACCTGCATGTAATAAATCAAATGCACCACAGGTAATGCCTACTCTAGATTTAAGTCCTAGAAAACTTCTCATTATTCTGACAAGTCTGCAAAGGTAATATTTTTATGACTACCTCTCAGTCCTGCTTTCATATATGTAGTAGCTCTACCTTCAAAGAAGTTCTGGTGTTCTACTCCCATAACTTCATCCAGCCAAGGTAAAGGGTTCTCGTTTTGTTTATAGTTTGGTTTTAAACCAAGTTGTAATAATCTTCTGTCAGCTATGTATCTGTTGTATTTATACATATCGTCTTTAGTTAAGCCTTGAATATCTCCCATATCAAATACTAAATCTAGAAACTTGTCTTCTAGTTTTACCATTTCTCTACATATCTGATATATTTCTTTTTTAAAATCATCTGTCCATATATTTAAGTTTTCTTGTATGAACTCTCTGAATAATTTAGTCATAGCTTCTACATGCAATGACTCATCACGTATAGAATATGTAACTATCTGACCCATGCCTTTCATCTTACCGAACCTTGGAAAGTTTAATAAGATTGCAAAGCTACTAAATAATTGTAGTCCTTCTGTAAAAGCAGAGTAAACTGCTAGGGTTTTAGCTATTGTTTTTTTATCAGACTTCAATGGTTTAAAGTTACCAACATAATCATGCTTGTCAGACATTTCTTCATACTCAGCAAAAGCTTTGTATTCTATCTCAGGCATCCCTACTGTATCTAATAAAAGACTGTATGCATCCTGGTGTATAGACTCCATGTTTGCAAACGAAGACATCATCATTCTTGCTTCAGGCTTTTTAAATATAGGCATATACTTATCTACATACCCTGCACCTACATCTACATCTGACTGTGTAAACAATCTAAATATTTGAGTAAGTAAATACTTCTCATTTTTTGTAACATCCTGCCAATCTTTTACATCATTGTGTAAAGGAACTGACTCAGGCATCCAATGCATTTGATTCTGTAGTTTGTAATAATCATACATCCACGGATATTCAAACGGTTTGTAATAATCTCTATCAGTCAATAGTGCCATCTTCTTCTACCTCCCCTACAAGTTTTTTAAGCCCACATATTTTTTCGTCTGCTTCATTATATTTTTTTATCAGCCCATCTAATGTTTCAATTAAATTAGGATGGTCTGCTACTCCTACTGGATTTTCAAAGTAAAGCATTATCTCTACTTTAGCTTCTTGTTTCTGTGCTTCGTATTTACAAAACAAAGACTGTACTACTTGTTGTTGTAACTTCATTTGTTCTCCTTATATCTTTTATCTGGTGTCCCATCTTTTTTGAGACGTACCGTTTTTGGTTTTCTTTTTTCTCCTAGACCCATTATTTTAATTATTTTATGTAATCTAGTAGACTTCATTAGTTTGTGAAAGTATTTAACGAATTGCATATATGTCCTCCCTTTCTGTCCATGTTAAATAACCCTGGCTTTGTAATATATCTACAGCTTTGATGTCATCAATATGTTTGTGTTCTATCTTTATAAATGTAGGTTTAACATCCCAGGTGTAATCTTCTATAATATTCATCTCATGTCCTTCGACATCTATCTTCAGAAAATCTATAGTTCTTACTTCATTCTCATAAATAATTGTATCTAATCTTTTACAAGGAACTTCTATAACTTTATCTAGAAATTCTTGTTTACTCCAAGTCTCATACTCAAATATCCTACCACCTTTATGGTTGTCTGCTACGATAGATGACATTCCTCTGACAGCTCTATCTGTATGGTCTTGTTTAGATACACCAAACTCTATCATGCCGTCATAGTCAGAGACAGCATACGGTAGAGTTATTACATTATCATATTCTTCCATAACCCTATTCATATTTTTAAATGCCTGTGGGTTAGGCTCTATCATAATTCCTTGCCAGCCATTATCAGCTAACTTCTGACAAGTATCAAAATCACACGTTCCTATTTCTATAAATGTTTTCATTTCTTCCTCTTATGTAATTTAATAAAAAATTCTGCATCAATAACTATTAGTGGTTTATGCCTGTTCTTTTTTATAACAACTAGGGGTTCATACTTTCCACAATTTTCCGATGCTTGTTTGTAGGATGTCCAGACATTGACTCGTTCCTGATTTTTACATTCAACTGAGTAAGGAAAATTCTTCCTTGCAGCTCTTGCCATAATAAGGTCTTCACCAGAAGAACCCATAGGCCTACTTTCAATATCTTCCACATGTATTTTTAACTCTTTTATTAGTTGGTCTCTAGTCCACTTTTGTAGATTACGACCTTTTGCTTTTGCTGATTGTGTTTTCATCCTTCACAGGCTATACATTCTACTTCGTCTAATTTTATTCTAGGTACTTTAATGTTTACATTCTCTACATTTCTTGCAGCATTTGACCTAAAGTAATATAAAGATTTTAATTTGTTCATGCCGTACCAATGAACATCATTTACATACTGCATATAGTCATCATGTATTTCCTGAGCCTCAGTTGTTTTGGGTAAAGTAAAAAATAGATTTACTGATTGTGCCTGACATATATATTGTTGTCTTTGATAGGCATGCTCTACAATCCATATCTGATTTATTTCATTAGCTGTTTTAAATATTTCTTTTTCTTCTTCAGTTAGTATATCTAAATGTTGCACACTACCTTCGTTGGCTGTAATACTTTTCCAAGTTTCTTCTAGTTTTTTTCCTCTAAGTTTTTTTCTTCCGAAGAGTTTTGAGAGGAATTTGTTTTTGACTTGGTAAGAGCCTGATAAAGTTTTGTGGGTATATGCATTAGCACGGTAAGGCTCAATGCTAGGGCTAGTACCACTACAAATAATACCAGAGCTAGCATTAGGAGCAACAGCAAGAAGGTTAGCATTACGAAGCTCCCCACCATGTAAATCAGGACACTCACCACGTAACTCGCAAAGTCTTTTAGAAGCTTTAGTGGCTGAATCTTTAATAAAGCTAAATGCCTTATGGTTAAAACTCGTAGCAAAGATGCTTTCAAACGAAATGTTTTTAGACTGGAGATAAGCATGGAAACCCATTGCTCCCAAACCCAAAGACCTTTCTCTATAAGCAGAGTAAGCAGACTTAACAAAGCCTTCTTTCCCAGGTTTGATATAGTTTTTAAAACGTTTAAAATTTGCAATGTAACCTCCTAAGTGTTTTGTATCTACAGCATTTTCAATGTAGTGTTCAATAATATTATCTAGCATTGTTATCAAGTCTTGAATAAACAATGGTTGTTTAGACCAGGTATCAAAGTGTTCAAGGTTTACACTAGATAAACAACATACTGCTGTTCTTTCTTCGTCTGTAGGTAGTGTAATCTCAGAACATAAATTACTTTGTTTTATACTAAGGCCTAATTCTTTTTGTGCTTCAGGAAGTTTATCATTACATGTATCTATATTAATCATGTAAGGCTCTCCTGTCTCTGCCCTGGCATTTAACATTTGCCACCACAAGTCTCTAGCTTTTACAGTTCTTACTGCTTCTTTTGTCTTAGGGTCTATTAGTCTCCAATCTGCATCTTCTTTTACTGCATTAAGATAATCATTATTTAGGTTGACTCCGTTATGTAAGTTAAGAGACTTTCTATTTATATCTCCACCAGACTCTTTTCTGATATTAATAAACTCTTCTATCTCAGGATGGGATATATCCATGTAAGCTGCATAACTTCCACGTCTTGTAGTGCCTTGGTTAAAGGCAAGCATCTGTGAGTCTACTACATGGATGAAGGGAATACTTCCAGTAGAACGAGAGCCATGAGTAGTAGATATACCGTTACTCCTAACATCTCCCCAAAATCCACCGATGCCTCCACCTGAACTTGCCAACCATATATTTTCATCATAGTGAGCAGATAAACCAGACCTGCTATCAGGAACATAATTAAGGAAACAACTGATAGGTAGCCCAC